TTTAGATACTGATTCTTTCATATGCTGATATATGTAATAAGTTCCGGCGTCTGTGACGTGATCCCACCCGCTTGTTTTATCCGGTTCACCGCCCCGGTAAGATAGCTTTTCGAGGGCTTCAGTGTATTCCGGGCATTGATTTGTGTTGACGAAATATGACCGCTTCCCTTTGCTGTCCAGGAATGCAACGTTTGCCTTAGTAACCCGGTCTCTTACAAAAGGATTTGAAGACAGCGACCGCACAATGAAACCAGCCTCCCGCAATAGCTGAATATCACTCCGCCCGGACGTGCTACGATTCTTTCCAGAAGCGTCCGGGTAAATGACAATAGACCGGTTTTTAAACCGCTCTTTAATTACCCGTATCATTTCAGGCGTATCATATACCCTGGTTATTTCTGCTACCGCAATGGGCACCGGGTCGACCACGTGAACCACTGCTGACATATTGGTAACATTAAAGTCCATTCCGATATGCAGAACTTCGCCGCCTTTTAACATCCTATCGGAATGATTTTCCCGGCGGTCGAAGTTACGGTAAACCGTCCCGGATGTCAGGTTGACAAACTCCCCGCTAAGATAAGCCCTCAGTTGTTCGCTGTCATACTGTCCCCTCAGACCTTCGACATACCCTTCACCAAGGTTCATTTCATTGTCAAGCGTTGACAGCCGGTAAAGCACCTTATTTTCATTGTGATTTTTTACAAAGAAGTTATACATAAACGCGAAGCCTTCAGGGGTTGAAACCATATCAATACAGTTCGGAGTTGACTTCTTAAAGCTATTGCGGCCTGATATCCTCTTCACCGCGTCCGTGCGCTTATTCGGATGCACAACGTCAATTTCATCAATCAAAGAGTAACCAACGGAGTAACTTACTATCCTGTCAGGGTTATCCATCGACCTCATCCAGATCTCACCGTAAGGCGTGGTAATCTTTGAGTCCTGTTTGTTGTACTTGTAACCGATTTGTATATCCTCGAAAAGCCGGTCAAATTTTGGTACTAACATGTCATCGATAAGGCCATAGGTAGGAAGATAATACGCCAAAGGTACGCCAGGATTAATCAGCAATTTAGTGATACACTTTACAGCCGCTGCCAGGGATTTCCCGGATTGATAACCGCCAACTATGCCGCTATTGAGGGCCTGCGAACGGATGAATAACTTTTGATTTTCATGTAGCCGGGAAAGGTTCAACCGCTTATTCTCATCTATGTAAATGAGTTTTTCACTCATCGAAGGTGATCCCTTTGATTTCGGTCGTTTTTACGTCTGCTTTTATATGCTGTGAGTTGATCCGGTCGGCCTCTTCGTCCGTACCGATCAGCTTGTAAAGTGCAATCTGCAAGGCCGGAGCGTCTGATTTGTACCACTTTGACCGCATAGCAGATTTGACTTCGACCCGGTTTTTTTCGAGGGCATCTTTTATACTGTTCAGTTCGTTCAATTTATGTTCGTAAAACGTTACTTTCCCGCACGGCAAAAAAGCGACTATATCCTCGATGAAAAACAGTTTATGTTTTTCAATTGCTTCGAGGGCTTTTTTTTCCAGGTCTGCTGTTTTGTAAGCCATTGTTCGTAATCTTTTTTACTTTAATCTTGTGCCGGTTTCAGGCACTTCTGAAAATATTCCGGTTTTATTATTGGCCACATATAATATATTTTCTTTGATATGTTTTGCAATGTGATACATAAATTTAGGCATAACGGCGTTGCCTATCCTATCCCTAACTTGTGATATTTTACCAATAAATTTAAAATTATCAGGAAATGACGCAACACGTTTTAATTCAATAGTATCTAAAAATCTTGGTTCATCATAATGACAAACTGGATTGCCACATGATTTTAATATTGTTGGACTTGGTTTATTTGGGTTGAGTTTTATCATTCCAAATAGCCCGCCAGTTGGATGATATTTACTTGCTGATTCTCCATGCTTCAATAACGGATAATAACTCCTACTGCATTCCGTTAATGGTGCTTCATAAGTTCCTTTATAACCGTTAAATGCTTGCTTTACTGAAATAAACTCCCTCATCGGTTCCGGTCGTTCGGTTTAATGTCGCTCAGCTTCATGTCCGCAAAGTTAAGTTACTTTTTACCGTTTGTCAAGTTTTATTTTGGTTGTTTCTGATCCCTTGCTTTATGTCCTTTACGGCGTCCTGGGCCTGGGCGCGGGTACGGTATCCGTCTGAAACGGTGCGCGGGTATTGCGCGCCGTTGCTGATCACGAACGCCCATCCGTTTGAAGTGCGGTGTATGGTTGTTTTCATGGCTTGACGACCTCCTCATCGTTATCGTTAACCGTCCAACAATTAGGGCAGTAGTGTTTGCCGTCGATTACCTTCCCTCCGTCGTCGTCCAGGTCGAAGGCGTCCAAGTCGGAGAAACCGCAATATTCAGTGCCGGCGGCGATGTCCGCTCCGCAGCGGTCGCAAATAAATGTGTAGACTTTGATTTCTTTGATCATCTTCATTTAATTTTTAAGTAGTCCATCCGCGCCATTAAAACGGCGCGTAACAGTCGCTAAAATCAATCCTGCGGACTGATTTTAGCTTTGTGTTA